TGGGCCATCTTCACGATGTCTCTTACCATCAAGGAACCAATGATTGTCGCCTTCAACATATTCAATAGCTGGACCATCTTCACGATGAAGTTTATCATTAAGATACCAATGTTTGTCCCGGTCAGCATATTCGGCTGCTGGACCATCTTCACGATGTCTCTTACCATCAATATACCAAATCTTACTACCATCAGCACATTCGATGGCGGGACCATCTTCACGATGACGTTTACCATTAAGGTACCAAGCCTTGTAACCATTCTCATGGACTTTAACTTTATATTCGATCATATCTAATTCCCTTTCAATTTGCCTTTGCGAGTGATCTTAACTTTTTTCTTTGGAAAATAGTCTTCTGGCAAAACTATTTCAGCTTGGCCTTTCTTGACCAGCTTGTGTCTAGCAGTATTTATTTTGTCTTTAGGTCTGACTCCACCTGCCCACTCGTTGTGGTACAATAGGAGATCACCTTCTTGAATATATTTTTCTATGATGAATTCCTTTGTTTTGATATAACTCTTATATATTAAAACGAAAAGAATGTCAACCAATCAATTCAAATGAAGCGTCGCCATTTCTTACTTCCAAGAAAATAATATCCTTACCACATCTGCTTTCAGGATATTTGATTTTGATTGAATCACCGGGCTGTAGTGTTACGCCACGAATCACATGACCTGGGTCATAACCAATTCGAACTGGTCTAAAATCTAAATCTGCGATTGTGTAATCTGCCGCCGTTTTTTGAATCTCTGGTGGAATGCCATCCAATGCTTCATCTTCAGTTCCATCATCAGTCAAGGTTTTAACGATATCCCATTTCTTGATATCATCCATTGAAAGACCATATAGTGATAATAGACATCCTTCTCGCCCATTTACAACAACACTTTCAATATCGACACCTTCGCGACCATAATTTTTGAGATATGTGACTTGTTTAAAATTATTAAAGATGTCCATCTCAAAATCATATTTCAAACTCAAAGACGGTGTATATTCTTTGATTTCTACAGTATCTTCGGCAACAAAATCAGAACCTGATGCTTTAAGATCCATTTTCTTTTCAATGATTGGTATGTTAACACCGATATATGTAGCAAGAGCAATGATACCAGCACCGTAAGCCCACAATTGTTTGTTCATGATAAAACTCCAATATAAATTAATCCAATACACACTAAGACTGCTAATATAATTCTAGGTAGCCACACTGCAATATCTTCGTTCATAATATCTTCCTTTTATTTCTCGCATCTTCTAATCTTAGATATTTAATTTTCCAGTCTTTATATGACAGTGGTTTTATTTTCTTTGGTAGATTGTATTTTAATCCATCTGCTTTGTAATACTCTTTTAAAGATGATGCCGTTTCTCGACTGACTGCGGCCGAGATTATTTTTATCTGAGCATGTCTGAAAAATGCATCATGATGATCATATCCCGCGTAATGAATCAACTCGTGTATTAAGGTGAATGATGTCATACCTTTAGTAGATAACCAAATGAGTCCACCACCACAATACATTCCAAGCAAACTTTTATGACTCTTAAAAATGATATTCGGTGCAGGTCTTTTCAAAAGACCTGGACACATTATCTTTTTCCAAGCTTTATATTTCAGTATCTTCTTTGCGTATTCATTCGCTTCTTCAATATTTTTAAATTTAATATTTAAATCATCATTAGCATTATCAAAGAGAGTTTCACTACTATAAGTCTTTTCTGCTTGAGAATCCCGCGCCATCAACCGCCGGCGATCTATCAGACGATTCTTTAGTCCACATTTGTCGATATATTCTTTATATTGTCTATCCATGTTTATTATTATTATAATCAAAAGTATCGAACATGTCAACTACTTTATCAATATATTTTCGTGGATCTTCAATATAAACTTGTGCATGAGGTAAAGAATCACACGCTATAATCACTACTATCTTCTTACACATCATTCTATGTTGTTCCCATAACATATATGAATATGCAGTTGTTTGTAAAAAATAATTTAAGATGTATTCTTTATCTTTTGGTTTAGCGGATGTCTTGAAATCACCAATAGCTAATTCACCATTCCAATCACAAATAAGATCACATGATCCAGCAGACTTAAGTTTGTTAGAATATAATCTACTTTCAGAACCACGAAGTGTGGTCAGATTAGCATCCAAGACTTTTTTCGTTTGATTGAATAGTTGTTTGTCTAATGGCATCAGCGATTGGACATCGACTTCTCTATTCAGAACATAATCTTCACATAGACTATGGAAGTGTGTTCCTCGAGTGGCCGCTTGATTTCCGATGCGATCAGCTTCTCGGGCGCCAACACGTTCTCGCCACTGATCTAACCCAGACTTGTCAGACATAGTTCCGAGAATTGTTGTTACAGAAGAATATCGGTTTCCTTCTGGTGTTAAATAAAATCTACCAGAGTCGGTATTGATTTGTTCCAACTCTGGTAGATTTTTTATTAGTTCATGATTAAATGTCATTTAAATTCCTGCTTCATACTCCGCTATGATGAAGTCTCTTACAAAATTGCTTCTAACAATATCATCTATATCGAAGATAACAGTTTTCATAGATTCTACATTACCTAGCACTTTCATTATGTCTTGAATTCCACTAAATTCATTGTATCTTTTAGATGTTAAGTCGTCTTGGCGTGTATCACCACATAAAATTATTTTTGATTTGTCACCAGGTCTTGTCAGCACTGTTCTCAACTCTTGATATCCACAATTTTGAACTTCGTCGGCTATAATAATACTTTCATTGATGGTACAACCTCTAAGGAATGATGTGCCAGCAAAAACTATAACACCTTTTTGTTTAAGAATTTCGTATGCATCATCTCTATTAAATAGTTCAGAACATATGGCTCTATATGGTGCTTCATAAACATCCATTTTGGTTGCTTCATCACCTGGAAGAAATCCAATTTGTTTTGTTGGTTGTGCTGTTCTAATTATAACTATTTGTCGTTTGTCAGTTTTTTGGTATAAAATTTCTTTTAGCGCTAGATATAAACTTAGAAATGTTTTACCAGTTCCAGCGCATCCTAATAAGAAAACATTTTTGTTTTCATTATAATACTGAAATGTTTTAACCTGGTTGTCCGTTATCGGACCAATATCTCTAAGTTCTAAATGATTTTTAGTTCCACAATTTGATGATGATGCTGCTTGTCTCTTTTGTCTTTTAGTAGATCTAGTTGCAGACATGATAGTTCCTTAGCGGTTAGTGTTAATCACTGAATCATAGCCATGATTATTTTTTACCAAAGTGTTTTTTGACAATCTCCTGTGTTTTTACTTCTTTATTAGATCTTCTGACATGTTTATCTGCCAGGGCTGATGCTGGGTGTGCTTCACCAATTTTAGATAATACTTCGTTAAATCCTCCGTCAGTTTTCATGCCACTAGACACACCAGACACGATGGCCGGTGCGGTAACTATTGGAATGATGTGTGGATTTTCATCTAAAAGAATTTTACGAGCTTCGTAAGATATGAAATCTTCAAATGGTTCGTTAGTTTCTGTATTTAAAAAAAGATAAGTTGGCATGATTTATTTATATCTCATTGGTAATCATCATCGTCATCTATAAGAAAATTAATATTATTATTGCGCAAAGCATTTTTGATTTTCTTATCCTTTCGGTGCTGTTTTAGTTCTTGACAAAATTTCGAATTATTATATTCATCATCGTCATCAAATTTTTTATTTTTAGACATTAATACAATCCAGGAAACGCTTCCAACACTATCTTTGATGTAACTTTTGGATGAGGGAGCTTTTTGTCTTTAATGTTAACCAATAATATAGCATCTTCTGGTGTAACATTTTCAATAATGTCAATGAATATAGATTCTCTTTTTAATTGAGTTAGATTTGGGTTTCCACCTTCTACAAAGAGATAGAGTCTTCTAAGCTCTGCATATAAAATACCATCTTGATTGTCAAATTTACAGGGCTCATATGGAACATCTCCCTTTGGCAGAAGCCATTTAATATTTGGATCATATGCATATTGAAGAACGGTCTTAACTGCTAGTTCATTCTCTCTTAAACATTTTATCATTTCTTTTTTAGGGAGATTAGATGCAAATTCTAAAATCCACGATACTGCTTTTCTAGCCATGGTTCACCTTAAATTGTGTAATTACTTCGGTTAAATTCTTCAATCGCTTTTCAATAAAATATGTCAGCATACGATTGTTTTGTTTGTGCTTGTCTACTTGTTTGTTATAGGATTCTATTGTAGCAATCTTAATGTTTTCTGGAATTAGTTGTAGGTCAACCAATGCTTCATTGCGCTTATAACCCCTAAGCATATGATCATCACAGAATTCTGCGGGTTTCATATAGATCCACTTATTTATGTTCTTAGCTGAGATTGGTTTTGCCCTAACACCAGTTACAAACTTATCATCTGGACTCAAGAAGTTTGGTATGCCATCACCACCATCTCCGCGCATGATGTGCTCTTTCAAATATGCTTCTGGATTTTTTTCTACAATTTTCTTTTTGCGAACGGGATCATATTGCTCTACATTCATATATGACTGGAGCTGTTTGAAATCTTTATCACCGCTTACAATCATAATCTTCTGTGATGTATTTCCAAATTCGTGGCAGAGAGATGCAATAACATCATCAGCTTCAGCTCTATCAATTCTAATAACACGATAAGGAAGAAATGTTATAATTTCATCACGAATTTTGTTTAGACTTTTGAACAACACGTTCCAGTCTAATTCTGACGCATCGCGATCTTTTTTTCTATTCTGTTTGTAATATGGAAATATGTCTTTACGCCAGTAATCTGTTGCATCACATGCAATTACCAGTTCACCATATTGATCTTTGAATTTGTGGTTATATGATCTTATACTATTAAGAACAAAATGCCGCAGGAGGGATTCATTTTCATATGTACCTTCATCTTCTGTTTTATTAATAAGTTTTGGAGCGTGAGTTCCAAGAGATGCCATAAGAGATGAGATAATAACTTGGTTCAAATCAACGATAATCATAAATTAATCTTCTTCAATTTTAGTTTCATAAAAGTCTACTGCGTGTTGATGTATTGGATGGTCTATGTTCATAGAAGCACATAGAATACCCTTGATAGTTTCCGTTAAGTATGCTATAGGAACAATGCATTGTGGGCTAGAAACATCATATCCGTCGTCATAAATGGATTGAACTATGTTATGTATTAATCCATCGGCCATAAGCTCTATTTGTTCTTTGCGAACTTCTTCAACATGACGAATAACATCACTTACACTTTGTACAGGTGAGTGCTTCTTTCCCTTAGGAAATGCTATTACATTAGTCATGTGATGGTTTCATTAATAGTGACTACTGCTAAAAATAACATCACATTCCCTTTCGTATAGACGCAAATTTCTTTGCTACGTAACCATGCTGACCAACATTGATTGGTGAATATCCACCCCACTTGTTTTGTAGTGATTTTCCGCTCTGATGTGTTTTCACTATAACTGAATATGAACTATATATGCGGTGTTCATAGCGATTTGTGTCTATTGATCCAGCTATTTCGGTCTGATGGCTACTCATTTTATAACTTTCAATATAATCATATTATTATTTATACGGCCATTCACACCACCAGGTTTAGTAGTTAGCGCATCCATGAAAGTTCTAACACCAACCTTACCAGAAGCAAGGAGCTTGGCAATAGTTTCCTCTGGCTTGCGAAGCTTTTTGGAAATTGCAGTAGCCTCATCATAGTTAATGATGGTGGTTCCCTTTACACCAAGACCGGTTGGTGCATTAGTGCTAAGATTGGTTAGTGACTTATATTTGGTATTATATAGCCAAACACTTGATGCTCCAACCAGTTGTTCTGGATTGACCGACACAACCTTGAGTGTAGTATCTTCTTTTTGATATTTGAGATTCTTAACAATTGCGCTGATTGTTTTAACCTTCTTGACTGTGATTCGACGCTTGCGAACCACCTTTTTGTTGTTAGCGAAGCGGTCGATATCATCAATAATGGTCTGATAAATTTTCTGCCACCGCTTTAGTGTTTTACCATATGCTTCCACAACATCATCATCATCAGACATGAGCTCTTCAAGAATTGGCTCGTATATGGATTTTAGAAAATTGGCTAGAACCGGTGTTCCCTCATTACGAAGAAGGAAATCATACATATCCAATTCTTCACCATCGATGATCTGATCTACCAGAGCTTCAGCCTGCTCGGCAAGAGCCCGATTTTTGGCTTGAATTCGTGATTGAATAGTTGGCTTTGGTCGGTCATCTTCTTCTTTTTCGACGATAAGTGCTTTGTGACGATCAACACTAATACCAATTTGTCTATTAATAAAGTCGATATTTTCTTGTGCCAGAATGGTTCCATTAAGAGCCATTTTAGCAGACCAACATGCGGTGGTATTGATTACCCAATCTGGCGCATGTTTAATAGAAGAAATATAAGCTGGTGTGTGGTTGTTTTCTTTCATCCATTTGATCAACCATACTTTACCCTTTTTGACATCGTACATGTAGTTATACCAGTTGAACGATTTGATAAGATTTATATCACGAACACCATTAACCTCGGTAAGAACAGGTTCGAAACCCATTCCAACTTGATCAATGTTTTTGGATTTTTCCTTATTACGTTTGGCCATAAACCTAATCCTTTATTGTTTTGATATATTCTTATATACTATTTCGAAAAGAATGTCAACCAGTAGAATATTTAAATGATTCTTTTGGTAAATCTCTAGGTTCATTTACTAGTGATAATAGGAACGCATCCCAATTTGGAACTCTTCTATCCCAACCATAGTTCATATTAGCCCATGAGGATTGTGAAGACACGTGATGTTCTACCAATTCATGCTGCATAGATTGAATAGCACCATCCAAGACCTGATAAAACATATTAGCATGGCCGTTCATATCTTCGTTATATTGATACATCCAAGTCCAATTTGCTGCGGTTTCATAGAGCGCGCCATAATTAGAATGAACACATAATAGACCAGCTGCCATTGCTTCCATAAGAACTAAACATGATGTTTCTAACCAAGTAGATGGATATGCTAATATATGCATACCATCGAGTGCTGATCTGATTTCATCGTTAGATACTGCACCATGATAATTGATTTTATCATGTTCTCTACACGTATTAAATAATGGCTCGAATGCTTCATCTCTTTCTTCCCAACCATATAGACTGAAAGATGAATATACATCAAGTTCGATGTTATCATATTTTTCGCACAATTTCTGAAATACTGGAACGAGTATGCTTAATCCACGATGAGGAGTAGACCAATATCCAAGTCGAATTGTTTCTTTTGGTTTATTTTCAATTCTTGTTATTGGTTCTATTGCATTTTGCATTACAACGCATTTAGACCATGGAATTCTATAATGATTCATATATGCTTGCATTTGCCAATTTGATACAAATACTAGCTTATGAAAAACATCATACCCACCATCTTTAAGAAATTCAGATTCTGGATCGCCAGGAAGATCATGAGCAACAAATACACGAACTTTGCTGTCGTCTAGTTCTCTTACACGAGAATTAACGATTTGAAATTCTTTTAATAAATCTGGATTTAATTTGTTGACCAGTGCAGTAGCAATAATTTCACTTCCACCCATAGATTTCTGATTAGTCTCATTGCGAATTAGTTTTCCACCATTAATTTCCATTGATATTCACACTTCTAATTTCACTAACGGCATCCAGTCTGAATGCTCTCCAATCTTGCTTCTCTAAATCCCAAACCGAAACAACTTCATCATTTGGTGTATGTGATCTAGTTTCTTCTGATTTCTCTGGAAGATAATCTTCCATCAATGTACAATGCATTTTTCTCATTGTCCCATCATTCTTTCTAAAAACTACGTCCATACGATTTGATTGTAGTAGTTTTACAACGTCAGTCTTCTGTAAGGAAGGTTTTGCTTTCAAGTCCATTATAATATTCCTTTAATTCTGTGAAACCGCCTATAGGTTTTCCGTTTATGATAATGTATGGTACAGACATCACTCCAGGAAATGTTGTCATAAATTCTTCTCGGGTAATGTCTTCACCGATAACAGTTTCAATATAAGGTTGATTTCTAGATTGCATCAACATTTTAGAATAATCACAATTTGGACATGCCTTTTTACTGTAAATTATTGTTGTCATGATTTACCCTGTCTTAATGATAGAAATTTCGGATTGCCGTAACAATCGTTAGCACGAACTCTAGTATGTTGGCGCCCTTGAGCACGATTTATATCGACAACACTTATCCATGGATTTTTGCCTGCTCTCCACGCTTCAATAATGTTGAGCGCTTTGTCGACAGCGCTGACATTATTTTTTACCATTTTACAATTTTCTTTGCTAACATTTCTTCTTTGGCCCTTGGATGTATATCCATTGCGATGCTTCTTTTTACCCATCATATATTCCTTATTGTGATGCTATTAATTTTAGTTCTTGATCTCTATCGATCAGATAGTAATTCATGTTCTGCGGCTCAAATTCGTCTATTGCTTTTAATACTACATCAACGTCCAATGTGCTGCATGAATATACATCAAGTTGGAGCTTTCCAGGTTCTTCTTCATCCCAGACATGGAGTGCGATATGTGATGTTTCTATGATCGTTACTGATGTAAGTCCTCGATTACCGGCTATTTTAGAATAAACTGAATACGGACCCATTAATATTTTCATACCAATAGAATTAACAAGTTTTTTCATCCACATATCTATATATGCCGTATCTCGCGGTGGATTGTTAATTCTTCCTGTAATAATCAAATGCTTATGTTCTAATATTTTACCCACGTCATAAATTCTCCGCACTATTAAAAACTAAAGCTAATACATGCCCTCGATGTACTTTTGCCGAAACCCAACTATTATAGTAATTATCATCAATAACGGCATCAGCTTCAAAAATCATTTTGGCTTCTTGGTAATTACATTCACCTCTAGATTTGCATAGCTTTAAAATTGTTCTTTTAAAATTTTCAATTCCAAGTTCATCAATGTCTTTTTTTAATGACAGCGACGAGCCGTAGTAATCTTTCCAATCGGATTCTACTCTAATTTTTTTTCTTTTCTTTTTGACGGTTTTATATCCAGCTTTAGTTAGAAACTTTCTTCCGATATATTTCTTACCACTAGTTATGTTTTCTATTAAATAGATAAATCCATAATATTCTCCATCATTCTCAAACTCGACGCCTTCGTAAATCCAATTCATATTTTCAATCTTTGTTGTATTAAAAATATATTTATTAGATTTTAATAGTCATCCTCATCCTCGTCTTCGTCATCGTCATCTTCTACGGGAAGCTCTGTCGCGCAAAACGGACAAAACTCTGGATGTATATGTGTGTCGGCAACGATTCTAAACTCCGCGCCGCACTCTGTGCATTCATGCCACTTCATTGGGTAATTTTCTTTCTTTTAGTTCAATATCAGCTTTAGGAGCCATAATTTCAGAATATGTTTTTCCGCGGTGAGCGGGTGGATTTGAACCTAGACAGATATTTAATAATATTCCACCGTCATCTATATCTCTTCTTCCGAATTTTCTTATTATCTTTTCTTCGTACTGATATGCTATTGTTTCATTCTCAATATTTTCTGCGTAATAAATTACAATGAAAATCCTTTAAATGTATCATCTCGAATGTCTTTTTTAACAGCCCCGATTGTATAACTACTTATTTCTGTTTCTTGAGGTGCGGTTTGGACATCGGAGCCAGCAATCCATTTTTGTGTCCATGGGAGTGGATTGGAACCACCTTTATATGGAGATGGTAGACCTATTGCTAGCATTCTTTTATTTGCTATCCATTCCAAATATTCTACTGAAAGTGCTTCATTGATGCCGATCATGGAACCGTCTTTGAAGACATATTTTGCCCAATCTCTTTCTTGATTTACCACATCAGTAAACATTTGAATAACTTCTGGTTGGCATTCTTTTTCTATCTTTTTGAAATCTTTATCATCACTTGGTAATAGCTTTATCATCTGTTGTGTGGATGCTAAATGTAAATTTTCATCTCTTGCAATGAATTTAATAATCTTTGCATTGCCTTCCATCTTCTTAAGTTCTGCAAAGTTCCACGAAATTGCAAAGCTTACATAGAAACGAATTCCCTCAAGAGCATTCACAGCATTCAGACAAAGCCATAGAGCCTTTTTGTGTTCATATGTAGTAATAGCGTGGGCTGAATGAGGACTCAACATACTATTACACAAAATCAAATCATCATAATATTTACTAATGTCCTTAGCGCAATCGATGATTTCAGTTATTTCTTTTATTTCATCAAAAACCTTAGACGGATCTGAATAGATATTTTTAATTAAATGTGTGTAAGATTTAGAGTGAATCGTTTCAGAGAAAGTCCATGTAGTAATCCAATTTTCCAATTCTGGTAATGATACTATAGGAAGAAATGCTAAAGAAGGCGCTCTACCCTGAACAGAATCTAGCAAGATTTGTCTTTTCAAATTAGCAGTAAACATATGCTGTTCATGTGGACTTAAAGTTTTAAAATCCTTGAAGTCTTTAGATATATCTATTTCTTCGGGTCTCCAAAAGAATGATAATTGCTTATCGTTTAGTTTGTCGAATTGTGGATATTTAAACTTATCGTATCTTGCCACATCAACAGATTCTCCAAAGAACATAGTTCTCTTATGATGTGGCGTCTTATTATTTAAATTGAAAACAGACATTAAATTACTCTCATTATATCGCGCAAGCGCCGCACGTTTCATCTTCCATTGCTTCAACATCGGCATCTGGGACTTCTATCTCTCCAGCATCGTCATTTGTATTAAAATAATATGCTGTCTTGATACCATATTTATACATCATCAACATGTCTGTAAGCAATCCAGCCTCAGACAGCATCTCATCTGGATAATGCTCTGGATTATAAGTCGTATTTGTTGAGATAGATTGATCAATGAACTTTTGAAGTACTGCCATAATTTTTATATAACCGTGTGGTGTTTTAGCATCCCACATCTTTTCATACTTGTTCTTAAATTTAATTGGCTCCGGCGCAACTTGTGCTAGTACACCATCTTTAGATTGTTTAATAGAAACTATCTCTCTGATAGGGTCAATACCATTAGTAGAATTAGAAACTTGAGAAGATGTTTCTGATGGCATTAGAGCCATTAATGTAGAATTTCTAATCTTACTCTTCTTCAATCTTTCTGATAGTTCATTCCAATCCAATTTATAGTCTGGGTTTACTAATTCATCAACAGCTTCTTTGTATGTATGAATTGGCATAATACCGTCATCATATTTTGTCTGGTGTGATAGTGGGCATGGACCAAAATCTTCTGCTAATTCTACAGATGCTCTAATCAAATAATATGACCATGCTTCGGCGTATTCATGGATGAGCTCTAAATTTGGTTCACTATATGTCATACCATTCTTAGCAATCCAATATGCAAAATTGATGATACCAATTCCAAGTGGCCTTCTATTCATGGTTGCATTTTCAGCAGCTTTAACTGGATACGACTGATAATCTAATAGTGCATCTAAAGCTCTAACCAACAATCTAGCTGGCTTCATGAAATCTTCAGGTTTTTTAATTTTGCCCCAATTGATTGCTCCCAATGTACATAGTGCAATTTCTGCTTTAGAATCACTCTCAGCTAATTCGTAAACACACCTATAAGCGCTATCAAAATTGATATAATTTATGACTTCATAAGCAAATGTGTCGGTGTGCTGACCCTTTCCGCGCTTGTAAACATAATCTGAATTCGATATTTTGAATTCTTCATATGCGTCCCAATCACTCCAGTTAATTTGAACTGGCTCTTTAGATGGTTCTCCATCGTAGATGCTAGTAAGTGGATGAGTTGGTAATGTTATTTCTTGGCAATTATGAACTAAAATACCATTAGCATAAAAATTTAAATTTTTATCAACCGTTACGTCATAAACATCTTCTACATCAGTTAAATATTCTAGTCTTAATCCCATGATGTCATTCTACCCTTTTTCCAGTTTAATTTTATATCTAATTCATGTTCATGACACAATCTATTGCTTTTTATGTCTTTACAAAAAAACCATTTTTTTCCAGTTACGATTTTTGAAAGTTGTTCTTTTTGTTTCTTACATTTGTAATATGGAACATATTTAATGTTAGTTTTATTTTCTAATATTTTTACGAGATTCTTATACCGTCCATTGAATCTATATTTCGTAAAACTTTTTGGTATTTTTTTGTCTTTAGAATATTTTATCAATTTAGCATGTGATGGTATGTAACAATTTTCCTTAATAAACAACAATGCAATATCGACAATTTCATCATTTGTAGTCGATATTGCATTACCATTTAATCTTCCTATAGTATGTTTATGGTTATTAGTGCGCCAAGTCTCATAATTTTCAGTTTTTACCACCCACCCGCCTGTACCACCAGGACAAGCATTATATCCAAAAGTCATTGTGTTGTGTTTAATTATGAGCTCTGCTTCTTTATTTTTAATCAATTCAACATTATCACTTTCAAATATGATCTCTAATGTAAAATTTTCCACACCATATTTTCTAATGGCTGAATGAAATCTAAATTTGCTACCTTGTCTGCTAGCTGAAATATGAGAGTTCCATCTTTCGGTCAACGATCTAATTGTCTGTCCAATATATTTCTTATTGTTAATATTGTTTGATACCATATATACTATCGCCATATGTATTTCCCTTTATTTTATATTTATAGAAATACATATTCCAACTAATCCTGAAACTTTAAAATGTCGCTTTCAAGAAGATCCTCAGCCATCACATATCCACGATTTTGTGTGTATATTTTATGTTCTGGTGTACAAATGATAAATTTACCTGTTTCTTCATCAGTAATTTTCATAACACTAGCGTCTTGTGCGGTTTTCGCGAAAGCTTTAATTTCGCGAAATTCGTCCTTGCCTTTGTTTAAATCACGGGAATATATTTTATCACCAACAATAGAATCTTTAATTTTAATATCTTTGATCTCACCATTATCATTCATTATAACAATATCAGTATTTCCTGATAGACAGAGATTGCTCATTCTAATTGGAGCTAAATCTTGTTTGAATGAACTGTGAGTATTACAATGATCCACATTCATGAAATATATGCGACCAGTTTCTTTTCTTTCTTGCATCAGTTTAGAAAATACTTCAATCGCTGGAACAGTCGTCTTTTCAATCTTATAAGATTTTTCGTACTTAACATACAATCTATCGAATTCGTCTTGATCTTTAAAAAACGCATCGTATAAATCTGGAACATCATTTGGACAAAACAGTGTTATATCGCCGCCACTAATAAGTCTATCATAAAACAGTCTAGACAATTGAATGGAATAATCCAAATTTCTACAGCTAGTTTCTACTGTTTTCTTATTGCTCTTCAGAGCAAGAATATCATCTATTTCCTTATGCCAAATAACTGTGTGAAGTGTCGCAGACCCCCCACGAACTCCGCCCTGATTGCAGGATTTAACAGAAGAAGCAAAGAGCTTATAAAAAGGAATAACACCAGTGTGCACAGCAGCGCCGTTCCTAATACGAGATTTAAGGGCACGGATACGACCTGCACCAAGGCCAATGCCAGCTTTCTGAGATACGTATTTAACTGTAGCAGACGAAGTAGCATTAATTGAATCCAAAGAATCTCCACTTTCAATCAATACACAAGAGCTGAATTGTCTGTCAGGAGTTCTGACGCCAGCCATAATGGGAGTAGGTAAACTTATATCGAATTGTGATATAGCATTATATAAATCTTTAACCCACTTCATCCTATTGTATTTATTATAATGAGAAAATAGAGTCATTGAAATCAACATGAACGCTATTTGTGGTGTCTCAAATATTTCACTAGATGCTCTATCCTTAACAAGATACTTGCCGCGCAACTGTTCCATGCCGGCATAGGCAATATCATCATCACGCGAATGATCTATTATTTTATCTAAATATTCCCACTCATCCACATCATATAAATCCATTAGCTGTTTATCGTAATACCCAAGATCTGTTATCTTTTTGTAATGTTCAAAGAGATTAGGAACTTTATGTGAACCATAGATTTGTTTTCTAAGATGATAGTTTATAAGTCTACCAGCAACATATTGATAATTTGGTGAGTCTTCAGTGATAAGTTCGGCAGCAGATCGAATCATGGTTTCATGAATCGTCGCAGTCTCTATGTTGGTATAAAACTGAATTTCTGATTTCAGTTCAATTTCAGATACTGAAACGCCAGTAATATCCTCACATGCCCAATATAATACTTTGTGAATTTTTTCTATATCTAAGAGTTCTTTTGAGCCGTCTCTTTTAATTACGTGTATTTGTGGCATGTTGGTCCTTATTTTTATATTTTTTCATGTGCTCTATTATTCTATCTAAATATGATGTTCTAAAGTGTTACAATCGCACACTATATGTAATCTATTATTTTGCATTCTGATAGGCCTCTTGTTCATTATCATAAGCTAGGAGAATATTTTGAATTTCTCTTTGATGCTCATGAAATATTTTTGTTATGTTTGGAAAGTGTTGATGAAGGATTAACCACACTCTATTTGCTATCATTATGTGTTCTAATTGAGTACCATTCCCCATTCTCAATAAACAATAGTGCAGCCACGAGCGTATATTGCCTTGCATATACATTCTAGATGGTGTTAGTCCTTCTGGTAAAACAACGCGGCGCTGTTCTTTAGCGATATTATGTGCTGCTGCCCATTCATATGCTTCTGTTGCAGCTCTAATAACACTTTGTTGTTTTTTGTTCCACTCAGTCTGTAGACCCATATCATGCGACTTCATACTATTTTGTCTGTTTTTTGAATCTTGTAATCTCGCTTCTCTCAAAACAAAATCATCAGTATTTACTTCAGCATACCTCTGACTAAATTCTTGAAACGAAAATGATCTATGACGAAGTAATTGTCGTGCAATGTCTCTCGTAGTATTAATTTCCAATGTCATATTAACCATCTCTAATGGAGACCAATGATTGTGAGTAATTAAAAAATTAATTAGAGATTGTGCTGTCGATTTATTTCCCTGATTTTCTTTCGCACTTACTCTTGCTACATAAGCAATCAATTCTTCAGCCGTTTTACAGTCAGTTTCAGCTGATGGTGAAGATAGCGATACTAGTGATACTGCTTCGGTCATTATTTAATCCTTACGGTATTGTGTAGATGTGTCTCATTTAATATTTTAGACACTTTGATAAAGGTTGCTCTTTTTGGAATCTCTTTAATGTTTTGAGCTCCAATATATGTCATTCCAGAGCGAAGCCCACCAAAATAATAATTTAGTGTGTCTTGTATATCGCCTCTGAATTCTATAACAGCTTCTCGGCCTTCACTTGATCTGTATGATTTATTTTCTGTGTAGTGTTTCTCTTGAGCCATGGATGAACTCATACCATATATTGTAACATTATTACCAGAATCCGAATTTTCAGTATGGCCAGCAAACTCAGATCCAACCATCACAAAATCAGCGCCTGCACCAAAAGCTTTTACAACATCACCTGGACATGTAATCCCGCCGTCTGAACAAAGCATACCACCAACACCATGAGCAGCATCAGCACATTCAGCAACACATGAAAATTGCGGTATGCCAACACCTGTAACTGAACGAGTTGTACAAAGTGCACCTGAACCGATTCCAGCTTTTACAATATCGGCACCATTCAGAATTAATTCTTCTGTAATTTCTGGTGTTGCAACATTTCCAGCCATGATTGTGGCATTATTTTTAACAAACGCTCTAACGTTAGACACATATTTTACAAAGCTTTCCGAATATCCGTTTGCAACATCGATACACACGTTTGGAGTATAACCAATCTTCGATACCAGTGTAACATACTTATCATATTCTTCTTGACCCGACCCCATAGTATAGAAAAATTCTGTGTTAGGATCTATTTTAAAAAAAGCTTCTAGTTCATCAATGTTATAAAATTTGTGTATGCATGTTGGCATTGCATTATCTGATAACACTTTAGCAGTTTCAAATGTTCCAACAGTAGTCATATTAGCAGCAATTATCGGAGTACAGTCATTAAAATCTATATTTGAATAGAGGAATTTAAAATTTCTAGTAATGTCAGCCTGAAGTCTAGAAGTCAATTTAGATCTTTTTGGCTTAAGAAGAACTTGTGAAAAATCAAGATATTCTTCAGTTTCAATTCTCATTATGATTTGCTTTTCGGTATAAAATCTGGTCGAATGGGTTGAAAATCTCTAGTATCAAACTTAAGATTAAAATCGGGTAGTTCTTTTGGAATGCCACGATCTGCATTATTATATGTTAGTGTGATATGTGGAATATATTTCGGAAAATCATAAGTACCCTTATATGTGCTCATGATGTTGTTGTGATGCTTTACTAATTCTTTGCTGTCTAATACACCAACTAGACATTTGGTACTTCCCTGTGAATCAAATATTTCCCATCCTGATATTTTAGCTTCTATTGGAAGATCAAGATCATATCCTTTAGAATCTGGTATGCCCTTCTTTGAATATATTACTGTGGTATGATATTCTGAAGGGTCTATAAGATTCTTTATTCCATTTTCAGTTGCCCAAAAGTCAAGCTTTGCTGAGTCTTGTTTGCTTAATTTAACAGAAATGTATGTTCCATCTTTGTGATCACCTTTCTGTTCTATTACAAATTCATTAAAATTCATCATTGTTTATCCTCAATTGTAGCCATTACCAACATAATAGTGTGTTGGTTTAAAAATCCATAAATCCCGCCGCCCACCTATGACCGCGTTTTTATCTAAAAGCGTCACGTGTTCGGCATATTCTTCTGATCTCAATTCACAAATTCTTTTCATAAAGTTTTTGTGGAAGTCAATATTATATAAAACTATATATACTCTTTTGTCGGGTGCTTCTGGCAAGCCGATGATAAAATCATCTACTTCTTCATTAATAGTCATATCTTTTTCCATTCTAACATTTGCATTTTCGCTGACAAATTATCGTACGTGTTTTCATTTATGATATTTTTTATTTCTAATGGAGTGAATCCAGCCAACACCATATCGTTTATATCTTTTTGAATGATATCATTTGGCCATATGCAAATGTTGTGTCCAGCATTAATTGAATCTTCCATTTTGCGAATTGTTTCTTTTCCACGTGGTTCATTGTCATAAACAATAACATGATTTTCGATATCACATGCTTCAATGTTTGTTTCAAGTTTGCCCCCACATGATGCTATAGAGTTACTAAGAAACAATGCATCCAACGGACCCTCTAAGACATAAACACGCTTGGATTTATCTATGCTATCTAATCCAAAAACTTTAGGTCTGTCATCATTAAGCAAAATTGTAATATATTTCATATTATCGTTCTTCTTTAGAGACCTACCCTGATAGCCAAACATGTCGCCAGCTTCGTCTAGGAGTGGAATGATAATTCTACCATCATCGAATTCTAGACTTTCAAATTTGTTTGCTATTTGGCTATTTGTCCATGCTTTAAATTTTGGTGCATAGTATAGTTTATGATGAACGTGTGGTGGAATTCTTCTTTTCATCACATATAATTTAGCAGGATGATCTGGCGCCAATTGTGATATCTTTTTAAGATCAGCAATTTTAGTTGTCTTTGCAAAGACTGGCTTTTTCATTTTATTAACAAATTGCTGAAGATCGGTTTCTTTCTTAGGACCATCTTTATCCACAAGAACCTCTTTCAGGTATTCATAATAAAGTGGATTGTCTATCTGTTTAAGAAAATATTTGAACTTCATACTCGCATTGCAATTATGACAGTGAAATCTCACATGTCCGTCCTTTGGATAAATCCAACCGCGCGCTTTAGTTTTTGATTTTCGAGAGTCACCACAGATCGGACACCTAAAATTATAGGATCCGCCCGATCTTTTAAACATTTGAAGTTTTGGTGAAAGTAGATTGATATATTTAGTATCTATCCAGGAGTACATATTTAAATTGCTCACATAATGTAATACTAAACTATATATACAATTTACTCGATAGTTCCCTTAAGTTTACCATATTCTCTTATGGCAAATCCTGCAACTACAGCTGTTATTAATCCAGTAAGGCCCATCAAATCAGCACTGACACCTGTAGATAATGGTAAATATATTCCATGAATAATGACGCTTCCTGCCATGCCAATGCATGCAGCTGGACGCCATGATACTCTTGTAAAGTCTAGTACACTGTTTATTACTATGACAGACCAGTTAACAATACGCGCTAATATTTTCATTCTATTTCTCCTATTTAATTATACATTACAGAGAAAAGTCATCAAATCATATTGTATTTATTTCTTTTTAGATTTCGATTTAATCATAGACAATTGAGCAACACGACGAGCACTAGAAATTATCTGAGGGGTGTTTCCAAGATTCAATAGAGATATTGCAGCAACCAACATAATCAGCTGACGAGCATCATCAGGGTTGGCACTGTTTGCAAGCTTCGTTATATTCGAAAGAATATATTGAACAATCGCTTGTTTATTATCTAGTGGATTCGGTTGGGCCATCTAAACACTCTTTCAAATCTGTTTTATTGTTAATTGATTGCTTAACACAATTGTATAAATCAATTAAATGGTTATATTTAAATGCGACATCGTTATAAGCAATATCAGCATCAACACCAGCACTAACATGTGCTCCCATACTGTTGCTTTCAATTTGTGGCATCTGGTTGGCCTTAATAGAAAGCCCTGCTGGTAAATCTGGAATTCGAACAGGTGTTACACCATCTGGAGTAAATTCGTGAGTGGTAGCGCAACCAACAAGAGTGAGGCTGGCTATTACGATTAAAATTTTATTCTGCATCTGGTAATTCCATTCTAGCCACGGGACCCGGTCCTAATTTTCTAATCTGATTTCTAGCATCAGTAACACCCTGATCTACCTGGCACTGTTCATAGATAGGATTGTCTCTAATAATCGTTTGAATTGATTTATTCAATTTCGCTTCGATCGCAACTCTTTCAGCCGTTTCGGTAATTAATCCTCTACCAAATTCACTAATCGCGCTATTTAACATCTGCTCGAATTCGCGATTCTTTTTATTTTCAGCATCCATTCTTTCTTGAATGGCTGCCTGTTCATCTTTAACACCACCCAGATATCCATTTCCGTATGCAGTTTTTACAGCATGGTTGTGATACCAATAAGCACCAAGGGCTAATAGAATAGGAAGCACCCATTTCCAATTATCTTTTAGAAACTGGCCGATCCATTTAAATCCGCCAAGTATGCTAAATCCAATTTTCATCAAAATACCAGTAAACATTAAACCTTACCCTTTACAAGATAATCTTTAAAAGACGACATGCGCTTAAATGTAGCGTCTTTCTTTTTCTTTTTTGCTGGCGGTTCGCCATCTGGACCTACACCAATTGCTGCCACTTGCCCACCGCCTGCTGAATTTGTTGGAGCTTCTTCATTGGTCATAATTCTATTCCAATATTTTTTAATTCTTCTAACACTGTCTGCTGTTCATTTTCATCTAATATTTCATTGATGAATTTGGCACCATCTTCATCTAACGTTTCAAAAATGTGTGCCACGTTTTCTGGTCTATTCAAACTTGATTGTATTGCTAGATGATTATACATATTGTGATAATGCTCAAATGCATTAGACATCTTTTCATTTCTTTTCTTTAAAGAAACTGAATTTGTTTTAAGTTCATCAGCAATTTTTCTGAATGGAGCTTCTAGAGCTGCGACATTACTAGTAATTTGCTCTTCTTTGATGAATTCTTCTTTAAGTTTGCGCTTATGAGAGAAGTGAACATGTGTCATACCCTTATGCTCTTTAGAAATATGTACTGATAAACCATCCTTATGATGAACTGGATCTGAATAAGAATACATTCTTTCAGCCGAATGACCCATGGACCAAGTGTTTGGGTTTGGATCGTATCCTTCAGTTTTTTTAAAACCACTTTTCTTTAGATGATTAAAGATCTTTTGATGATCTTCATCGCTTTTTACATATTTTACATTTGGTATATCAGACCCATCTCTATGATATGTTGCATGTCTTGGCGCTGTCGTTTTAAATTTAGATCTTAATGCACCAATGTGTTTATCTACAGTTTCAATATTCATTAAAGTTTCCTTAATACACCAACGATATGATCATCCATATGTATATCACTTGCGTATATGATAGTCTCGTTTTCTATTTTATCTGGCATCATATTTAGTAGAACCACAAACGGTTTTAAATATTCTTGATACATGTGCAACTTATAAAATAACATTTTAGTAGCTCCTGCACCGAATACATTATAGATAATAATGATATGATTTAAGATTAATCGTTCTCTCAATTCACCACCATCTTTGTATTTTCCAAATAATCTTTTAATGTATTTAAATCTCTTTAAATCGTCGTCAAATTCTTTTGGATCATGACATTGTGAACTGTCATAATGTCTTGCTGCATAAAGAAGAAAATTGTCGTCATTCAACATTTCGGGGTTCATATAATTACACTATTCTAATTCTAAGCGCACCTGTTGTCGTATAATATGGTTCACCTAATAATACAGTTCCTGCTGCTGCAGCTGTATCGTCATCATACGGTCCGGCAAATAATGCGGTTTTCAAATTGTTTCCATTAATTTGCGACGTTACACTGTTGGCTCCAGTGACCTTTTCTATAACAATAAGATCATCAGAGTCAATAGTTGTAGCCGCGGGCAATTCATTTATTTTTCTAGCTCTACTAGTCATAATTTAATATCCCAATTATTCTGGTAGTAATGCGTCGTCAGATGCATCGCCAGTAATACTGCCCATTGCAACTAATGTTTCGTAATTTACTCTACCTGCTCTGCCACCAGCAGTTGCAACAAGAGTTGCACCAGAACCACCAGTTGCGCCTGCGGTAGAATTAGCAATAAGAACTGTTGGATTAACTGCAACGAAGCCAGCGCCTGCGTTGGTAATTGTTACAGAAGTAATACCACCTGTAGCATTTGTAGTTAAAGTTGCTGCAGCGTTTGCTGTATCACTAGTGATACTGATAACATCAGTATTGTTATATGTGGTACCGCCTACACTAACTACGATAGATTCAATAGAACCCGTTCCGGCATTTCTTAACACCCAACCAGCATGAGTTACTTTCTGAGCTTCACCGCCAGTATTTGCCATTTCAGCAGTTGAAACACCAAATTGTCCAGTTGCTTTTCCGGCTTCAAAGGTACCAACTGTTGTATTACCAAACAACGCTGTCTGATTACCTGTATTAGATGTTTTACCTGCTTGTGATGGTGCATAACTTACTGAGTTTGCTGCATCATCTGTATTTCCCCAAGTCATTTAGTTCTCCTATTATTCTTTTCTTAATATTATTTATTTAACAAAATAATGCCGGTTTCGAATGCTACTTCTACCGTTTCGTCGTTTTCAGATATGATATTGCCTAAACCATACTCTTCATGTTCTATGAGCTCTTCTTCAAAGTTAATTTGAAAATCTTCTCTCATACTATGATATCCAGTTAAATGTTTTTCATGTTCACCTAAAACATGAGCTTCAAATTTTACCGGCAAATTGTCCATAGTTTCTTTATGATGATCAGCATTAGCTGTAGAGTTTGCATGAAATATAGAACCAGTAGCTTTATTTGTATTAAATGCCGCGCCGACACCTTCATTACTTACTGTGGCAGTATGATGAACACCAGTTTTCTTATTGAAGTGTGCGTAAACTGTATCGTGGGTACTTTCGCCAACTTTATCATATCCATGTTTTGTTAATACTTTATGTGCGACTTCGTGGAATTTTTTACGTAAAGCCGATCTATTGACAAGATGTTGCTTATGTCTTTCAGCATCTTCGGCAGCGCGAATTTTTGTCCAATGTGGATGATCATGTTTTGGGTGAACATATACGTCAAAATGACTAGCGTGTTGCTTTTTTATATCTCTATGGCCATTGTTGCGACTAAGCTCTCCGCCTTTCTTATATAGATCAGCATGTGGACTGTTCTTGCCAAGGCGGGGCTTCATAGAAACAACTTCATGTGGAGCTTTATTAGCTTTAAGATCAGCAAGCTTCTTTTCAGATCCTTTATCACCGGGCTTATGTATAAATCTAAATGCTGGAGTGCGTTCTCTTGCTTCAGTAATATCTAATTCTTCTTTAGTAAGCTTGTCAATAGCTTTAGAAATACCACGTTTGCGGTTTCTAATGTTTCTCAGTGTTCCAAGAGTATCAGCTGAATCGATATCATGTTTAGTCATGTATTGTCGTGCATTAGTAGCACGATTTTCAGACGATTTCACAACATAATTACCAAGAGTCTGCTTGCTTAGTTCATCTATCTGTTCTTCTTCAACAACTGCTTCTGGCTGCACATTATTCACTTCTTCAGCGATAAGAGTGACTGGAGCAGTAATATTTTTAATGATGTCTTTAATGCTTGTCATGTTTATAAACCTTTTTCTTTTATTTATTAATTATGGATTATCAATTATTTTGGATTTAATCTGTGCTTTATGCAGTGATTTTCTTAGATATCTATTTGCAACGATATCAGATGGTGTATATTGCTCAGGTCTATCTATTTTTTCTTCAGCTGCACCCGATTTAGTCTCAAGTGTTTTGCCATTTGATTTGCTTAAAGACATGATGTCTCTTATAATGCGGGGTAGTCCTGCCATATTAATTTCCTATTTAATTATATCTCTAGATGATCTGATGTTTCTCCAGACCACTTTTCCACTAGGGGTCTGGACTTTCACTCTTCTTCTATCTACAGAGTTGGTATGTACTACAGGAATTCCTTCGATTTTTCCTTCTTTAACCGAATTGCATTCACCGCAACAATCTGGTGTACCACATTTTGTATGCTTACCTTGACCGGGTGTGTCATTAGCAAATATTTTAGTTGCTGAGTCTGTACCAACTTCTCTATGAGCTGGATTGGGATCACCTTCAACTATCGATTCTTCTGAAAGTTTATTCAGATGTTCTCTATGCCGTTTAGCATCACTCATAGATTTCGAATGATCTTTCTTCGCATCTTGCATAGACCCATATTGTCCAGCGTGATATGAATGTTTAATGTATTTAGCATCCATTTTTGCGTGATTTTCTGCTGCTGTATGATATTCAACTGAATCGCGGTCCATACCCTTCATGCTACTGACGGATTTCTTTAAAGCCGCATGCAATTGAACTGCTTTTTTTCTATCAGAGTCATAAGATGTACTAGAACCCTTTGACCAGTTTTCATTAAGACCAGCGTGTCTGTTAGCAGAATCTTGGAATTTCATTCCAAACAATTTTACTTTACCATGTTTATTAGATGCTTTCCATCCGGTCTGAGCTTCAGGCTTATTAGTATCACCGTAATGGGGTCTTACATGTGGAGTATTGTTAGACTCATTAATTTTCTTCCTCAACATTGAAGACGAATCATTGTAATGAGAATATCTACCTACTTCAGTTTCACCAACATGAGCATGTGTCTTAGAATGATCTTTATAATCTTTCTTCTCAAACTTAACATGTTTTCCGTGAGTTGTAGATACTGCAGATTTCCACTTATCAACACCATCTTTTCCCCACTTGTCGTATCTCTTTTCAGGTTCACCACCAGCCCCTTGATGTGACATCATCCAAGACTCATTGGTGTTCTTTACACAGCTAGGTACTTCTTTTCCATTGACTATATGAACACCCTGTTGACTAAATCCTTTACCACATGGATTTTTTACATTAACAACGTCTTTACCAAATCTGTCTTTTTCCGTCCAAGCTTCATCCATAGATTCTTTCTTCATATAATCCTGCTCAGTCTTTAAATGTTTAATATGGACTATTCTATCGTCTTCATGATTATTACGAAGAACAACATGATCTGGCTTTCCAAATGCTGCTGCATGTACAAATCCATTACCCTTTGGTGTTCTCTGATGTATTCCACCATATTTATCTATAATCTTTTTAGATAACTCTAAATGTGCTTGAAGTTTCTTTTCGTAGTCTGGATCAACTGCTTCTACAACTTCAAGCTTCTTAGCATTTTTGCGGCGGGATTGAGATAATTCAGTTCTCTTTTTGGTTACATGATCGATCCATCTGCGAGAAGAAGCGCCTGGAGATCCAACGCGGGCGAGTTGGACTTCATGAAGATCAGCATCTTCTTTAAAGTATGTTTTACCCTTATTGATGAATGAATTAACTCTAGCAAATGCATACTGTTCCATGGAATAGTTATATGATTCTTTCCAGCAATCACAACCACGATTATATACTTCACCTAGTATATCGATATCTATGTTATTAGAATCTGACTTTTTCTTAAGAGCCAAGAACGTTGGTGTTTCTAGTTCTTTTTCTTCTGAAAATTTTCTATAGAATTTAATATTGGGAGAAGAACTACCTTTAACAGATTTTTCTTTATCTTTTTCTTCTTTCTTTTTACCAATAATTTCAGCAAATTTTTCGTTTAATGATTCGGCCATTTCTTTTTTACCCAAGTTTTCTAGTTTTTTACCTGCCATGAATGATTGTAATCTTTTCGATTCCATATTTTGTATGCGAGGAATTAGTCTTAATGCTAATTTTTTAATAAGTTTGGTTTTAGATTCTATTGCCTTATCGATGACCATCTTTTCTGAAACTGAAAGATTGGCATAATCGGCGTCTCTTTTACCTGCAAATTTTCTTCTAATAATTTTACGTGCTAATGCATATGCTCTCTTTTTAATTATCTTCTGTGGAGCATGTTTGCCTCTAGCAACACGACGAGCTATCTTAAGCTTGTTCTTATTTGCACGAATGATTTGAGATCGTTTCTGTCTCTGAGCAATACTGAGAACTTCATCAAGTTCTTCTGCTTCTACTTGTTTGTTTTCCATATCTTCTTTTTCTGCGTATAAAAAAAGCCCTCCGAGAAATCTCGAAAGACAAACTTAATTAGGCCAAGGACAATCCCATTTCTCCGACATAGTATCTAGCTTTGGAGAAGTAGTGTTTCTGTCGCGGATGAGTTGATAAACATATAATAACATCAAAGAGTTTTCCTAAGACTTATCTTTGTTAAACGGGATTGCCTTGGCCTAACCGTTATGCAAGAACTGTTCTTGCACTATATATTTATAATTTTAAATAATTACGGCTGCATTTCCGTCTACAATCCACTTATCATATGCTATAACTTCTCTCCTAGGTATGTTTTGGCGGCGGTGAGGGCTGCTTTGACCTTCTTTACCCACCAGTTATTGTCAGGCTCTTTTGCTAGCAGACTAAGTTGCTCGTGGGCTTCATCCAAAGCCTCGACACAGTGCTCAAACACGCGTGTTTGAGCCGCCTGGGATAGGGTGGCGTCCTGATCGTTCCACAGTTCAGTCAATTTCGCCGCTATCTCTGGACTATTCGGACTTGTTCCAGTGTGGCAAATAACCGTTTCAGTTCCAGCAATATACAGGCCGTTCAATTGTTGCGGCCCATCCTGCTCGAAATATTCGGCGGTAATCTCAACTGATTTTTTCATGGAAGCTCCATGTTCTTTCGCTGTCTGCGCTTTTGTCGCACCCCATTCAGCTTTGCCAATGCGTTCGAATAGCGTCGGCTCTATCGTATCAGCCATCACTGGATCACCCATTATTGTTTCATTGATCATCCTATATTCCTCTCAATATCTTCTTTCACGGTGGCTTCTAAGGCTTTATCATTGGATTTAACTTTTTCATAAGTCATCCCAAAAATACGGTTCTGTGCAATAGCCAAAGCCAGATCAGCGCAGCCATTCGAGCCATCACCATAAGCACCATTCAGCGCATTAAAAGCCAATTGGCGATCGCGTTCATTGATTGATTTTTCTATCGTGTTACTCATCATCTTTCTACTAATCTTATCAGTTAAATCGCTGTTATATCCTGCCTTAAGATAAACCTTCGCAGCAATATACCGCGCCGCCTTCGATAGCCGGTCTTCTGGTTCGACTGGTGGGTCTTCATGCTCTGCGATGTAGCGGGCGAAAGCTTCGTAAGCACGGACGCGAAAAATTGACTGCTCTTTGCTTAGTTCACGCGCTCTGGCAAGCGCCCACTGTGGTATATCGGTCATGTTAATTTCTCCATCATTTGCCGGTCGCGGTGTTGCTCATATCTATAATCTGCATAATCAGCGGCGGCGGCCTGTTCGTCGCTACCTACCCGTTCTTCGCACTCGATTTGCAGCGTTTCATATTCTGCATCATTGAAGTCTGCGATCCGACCAGCGACATCGATCAATTTCGCGCTCGCCACACGAAAACGTTGATGCATCGGTCGCATCGCATAACGGCCGATACTCTAATTTCACTAGGTTATTTTGCTTCGACCGTATTTTCGAGATGAAGCCTTAC